AGGAAGCAACGGAGCTGACACAGAATGACCTGGAAATCATTGATGACGTCTGCGTGGACAACTTCCGGGACGGCCTGTTCTATCAGATCCGGCTGACATTCAATCCGGTATCTTCACAGCACTGGATCAAGAAGGTTTTCTTTGACCGTGTGGATCCGGGATGTGTTGACGCACCATTCCACCTATCTGGGAAACAGATTCATAGATGATGCTTACCGCAGGCGTATGGAAAGACGTAAGGAAGTGGATCCTGAAGGATACCAGGTATATGGACTTGGGGAATGGGGTGAGACTTCCGGACTGATCTTCCATAATTACGTGGTGGAAGAAGTGCCACAGGATCTGCAGTTTTATGATGATGTGGCGCTTGGACAGGACTTTGGTTTCAATCATGCGAATGCAATTTATGTATATGGCTGGAAAGACGGTGATGTCTATGTCATCCGTGGCCTATATGGCTATGAGAAGGACACAGGGGAATGGATCCAGGAAGCAAAGGCTGCCACGATTCCCAAAAAGAAACAGATGTGGTGCGATTCTGCAGAACCGGACAGAATCAAGATGTGGAAGAAGGCAGGATACAAGGCCAGACCGGTAGAGAAGGAACCCGGATCTGTAAAGGCACAGATTGACTGGTTGAAGCAGCGTACAATTCACATAGATCACAGCTGTACGGACTTCATCACGGAAATTGAACAGTGGAAGTGGAAATACGATTCCAGGACAAGCCAATATCTGGATGAACCGGTTCCCTTCCAGGATGATGCAATGGCTTCCCTGCGTTATGGCATTGAAGGATGGCGCAAGCCTAAACAATGGCTTGTATAACATTAGCTTTTTGACGGCATCGTACACGGCGCCAGCACACAGACGGTCTTTTATGTTGGGCTACTTTTTCACCGTCTGCGGTGTTTGCACACCTCCTTTGGCTGGGTTGCAATCGGCAGTCCATATGGCGCCGGTAGGTATGTCTTATTTATAAACATGAATAGAAAGGTGGTGATAACGGATGCTGACAGAAGTGGAAATTTAAGCGCTTCATTGAAGATGATCGGACATCCGAAAAGAAAAGACGGGCGGCAGTAGGACAGCGGTACATTGAAGGAAGACACGACATCCTGAAATACCGCCTATTTTATTACAATTCTGATGGTGATCTGGTAGAGGACAAGACCAGAAGCAACATCAAGATTCCACATCCGTTCTTCCGGGAATTGGTGTGGCAGCTGTCTTCCTACATGCTTTCAAACAGTGATAATCCTATCAGGGCAAATGATAATGCAGAAGGTCTGCAGGATTACCTGGATGAATACTTTGATGATGAATTCTGGACAGAAATTGGTGAAACACTGGAAGGTGCTGATTCCAAGGGCTTTGATTATGTCTATGGCTATGTTGGCGCAGATGACAGGCTGCATTTCATGAATGCGGATTCCATGGGTGTGGTAGAGGTCAGAGCGCAGGACACGGATGATGGCTGCCAGTATGTTATTTATCATTTCATTGACCGGATCGACAAGGGAAAGAAGACCGTCAAACGTATCTGGGTGTGTGATGATAAGCAGACATATTATTATGTTCAGGTGGGTGATGGCAAGATCATGAAGGATGACAGCCAGGAAACAAATCCAAAGCCACATGTGGTGTACACGGATGAGAAAGGCCAGAAGATGGGTTCCCCGTTGGGATATATTCCGTTCTGGCGCTTGGACAATAACAAGAAACAGCAATCAACATTGCATGCTATCAAAGGAATCATTGATGACTATGATCTGCATTCCTGTGCACTGTCCAATAACTTGGTAGATTTTGACCATCCTTTGTATGCCGTATCCGGATATGATGGATCTGATCTTGATGAACTGATGACCAATCTGAGAACCAAGAAGACCGTTGGTGTTGATGCAGATGGTGGAATTGATATCAAGACGGTAGATATTCCATACCAGGCAAGAAAAGAAAAGCTGGAAATGGATGAAAAGAACATTTACCGGTTCGGTATGGGACTGAATACAGCAGGCCTAAAGGACACCAGTGCAACAACCAACATTGCAATCAAGATGGCATACACGCTTCTGGATCTGAAGGCCAACAGGCTGGAATCCCGTCTGAAGAAGCTTCTGAAGGACATCATCAAGGTTGTTCTTGCTGAAATCAATGAGAAGAACCACACGGACTTCCAGACATCTGACATTTACTTTGAATTCACACGTGAAGTTCTGGTCAATGAGACTGAGAACATCACCAATGAGAAGACGCAGGCAGACACAGTACAGCAGCAGATCAATACAATTCTTGATATTGTTGATCAGATTGGTGCAGAAAGAGCGCTGCAGGCCATTTGTGAAGTTATGGAATGGGATTATGAAGAAGTGAAGGATGGTCTTCCGGAAGATGATCAGAGCACGGCAGCATTATCTAATATTATTACTGCAATGGGTGGTGAATGATAAATGGCAATGAATAAGCGTGAACGTGAAGTATACAAATCATTCCTTCAGGATGAAGATGCAGTTATTGCTGAACTTGAAAATGTATATTCCCGATGCGCTTACCAGTGTCATGGATCAAGTTGCAGAACTGCAGGAACAGATTGATAAGCTGACAAAGAAATTCCAAGGCTGTAAGAAACCCGGAAGCGCAGGAAAGATATGAATCCATGATCCGGTCAAAGGTCTATCAGAAGAAATACCAGGAAGCACTTGCACAGCAGCTTGACGTGATCTTGACCAACCTTCATGAAAAAGAGTATGAAACCATCAATGAATATTTGTACCAGTGCTATGAAAGCGGTTATGCCGGCGCACTGTACAGTATTCAGGGACAGGGTATACCATTGACTACGCCAATCAATCAGAAGAATGTTGTAAAAGCAGTTACCATGGACAGTAAGCTTTCCAAAGGTTTGTATAAACGTCTTGGCCAAGATGTTGGTGTTATGAAAAGAACTGTTGCTGCTGAAATCAGCCGTGGCATTGCGCATGGCCTTTCCTATCACAACATTGCTAGGCAAATCAATTTCAAAACATCCGTAGGAATGAAGAATGCCACAAGGATTGCCAGGACAGAGGGACACAGGATTCAAGTTCAGGCCACTGAAGATGAAATGAGAGAAGCAAAAAAACATGGTGCCAATCAGGTCAAACAATGGGAAGCTTCCCTTGATTCCAGAACAAGAGATTCACATAGAAAGGTAGACGGTGAAATCCGGGAACTGGATGAAAAGTTTTCAAACGGTCTTATGTATCCAGGTGATCCAAATGGACCTGCGGCTGAGGTCATTAACTGCAGGTGTGGACTGCTGCCACGTGCAAGGGTGATGCTGGATGAAGATGAACTTAAAATCCTGAAGGAAAGGGCGGAATTCTTTGGCTTAGATAAAACAGATTCTTTTGAAGAATTCAAAATAAAGCATATGAACATGGATGAATCTGATGTTGGTGATAAAATTTATGATTTTATAACAGGCCTTAAAAATCAGAAATCTTCATTTCAGAATGGTATACCAAATGTGGCTGATCCAGATGCAAGAACGCTGTTGGAACAATCATTTGATAGAACTACTATTAAACGAAGTTCTAATGGTAAATCACATTATAATTCATCTGAAGGAATACTATATCTGGCAAAAGGAACGCCCACAAGCACACTTGCTCATGAATTATTTCATGAAATAGATCATACCTATCAGCTGATTGATAATGGCTTATTATCCCGGAGCATTCAGACTGATTATGCAAGATTGCAGAGATTAGCAAAAAGAAATGGCACATCTATTGAGGATATGTTATTATCAAAGTATCCAGAAGCATTCACGAAATCAAGAAAAGGTTCCCCTAAATTAAAAGAAGAATATAGGGGTATATCTGATATCTTGAATGGAATGTCTGGTGGTGCAATTCGATTAGGCTATAAACATCCGGATAGTTATTGGGCAAGAGATAGCAGAAAACTTCCACGTGAAGCTTGGGCGCAATATGGCAGAATGTATTATGTCGGATGATTCAATGGTATTAGCAAGGCAGCTGTTTCCGGATACAACAAAAGAAGTTGAATCCTGTGTAAAGGGGATGATCAAATAATGTGGAATGGGAAGATGACGCCTGAAATGACAGCTTTATATGATGAATATTATGAGAAGTTCGGAAATGATCCGGATGAATATGATGAAATCTCTTATAATGGCTTGAAGGCAAAAGACTATAAGAAGGCAATTAAGAAAGCAATCGCAGAAAATAAAGAATTACCAGAAGTAATGTAAAGCACGTGTGAGTTATCGCATGTGCTTTTATTATGCACTTTTTTAGAAAGGTGGTGATGCTATGGCCGAATCGGTGCAGATCACGTTGATTATCTGCTTAACAATCGTTGCCATCAGGATTATTGGTATAGGAAGGCGGTGATCCAACTATCTCCCGTTGAGACGTTGGGTTATACGTCTTATTTTATTGTCTCGTCAGAGATGACGTAAAACATCGGCACCTTAAACCGTGAACGTATTCACGTAAAACAACGTAAAGAGAGGGAAACGAAATGACACTTGAAGAAATCCTTAGAAACCAGGGAATGACAGACGATCAGATCAAAACAATCCTTGGAGAAATGAAACAGAACAAGATCTATACATCAGCTGAAGAAAACATTGATATCCGTTATGGAAAGCTGAAGGATGAGCATGAAGCACTGAAAGGGCAGCATGAAGAATCTTCCAGACTGATTGAACAGCTGAAGGCCGGAACCAAGGAACAGTGAAGAATTGCAGGGACAGATCACAGCCTATGAAGGCAAAATTTCCACTATGCAGGGCGAATATGACGCCAAGGTTCAGGAACTGGAAGCAAAGCTGGCAGCTGAACAGCTGAACAATGCCATTAACTTGGCGCTGCGTGATGCAAAATGTACTGATGCTGATTATATGGCATTTAATCTTCAGAAGAAGTATGGATCAGAACTGGCACTTGATGAATCCGGAAAGGTGAAGGGCATGGATGATAAGATTGCCGCCCTGAAGACACAGTTCCCGGATCAGTTTGCAAGTGCACAGCAGGGACGCAAAGTGGAGCCACAGCCACTTCCTGGCGGTGATCCACGTAAACAGGAACCCACATCACTGGCTGAAGCAATTAAACAGCAGTATGACGGAAATAATGATTTTAATTAAGAAAGGTAAAAGGTATTAAAAATGGCTATTACTTTAGCAGAAATGAAAGTTGGTATGAGTGATAAGGTCACAGCAGGCGTTATTGATACGTTTCTTCAGGAATCGGTTATTCTGCAGGACCTTCCGTTTGATGATGCAGTAACAGCAGCAGGTGGATCAACACTTACTTATGGATATGTTCAGGAGAAGACACCGGGACAGTCATCCTTCAGAGCACTGAACACTGAGTACACACCGAACCAGGCAACCGTTGAGAAGAAGACAACGGATCTGAAGGTATTTGGTGGTGCATTCCAGATTGACCGTGTTCTTAAGCAGGCAGAAGGCATGTATAACAATGTTGCTTTCCAGGTTAAGAAGAAGGTTCAGACTTCTGTTGCAACCTTCCATGATGCAATGATCAACGGTGATGCTGCAGTTGATGCAGATTCCTTTGATGGTCTTGATAAGTTCCTTGTTGGTTCTGAGACCGAATACAACACAGATGGAACTATTGATCTTTCAACACAGACTGCACTTGTGGCAAATGCATCTGCATTCTATGAGAAGCTTAAAAAGCTTATTTCAGTAACAGGAGCAGATGCGCTTTATGTTAATGAGGATATGGCGCTGAAAATTGAAACTGTGGCTGCTCATCTTGGCTACAAGACCGAAAGTGAAGATGCATTTGGTCGTAAGTATCCGGCTATCACTTCCAGCAAGGGTGCCGTTAAGATCTGTGATCTTGGTAATGTTGTTAGTGCAGAAGGAAAAAAGACACCTATTATCGGCGTAGATGACACAGGCCTTACTGACATCTATGCAGTTCATTACAGTGTTGAAGATGGATTCCATGGTGTTACACTTACTGGAAATGCTGGTGTGACACAGTATCTTCCGGACTTCAAATTACCTGGTGCTGTAAAGACAGGTGAGGTGGAAATGGTAGCGTGCGTTGCACTGAAGAAGACAGATGCAGCTGGCGTACTTAGAAACATTAAGATCAGATAAGAAAGGCAGGTATGATCATGGCTAATGCAAGAAATAAAGAACCAAAAGTGTATATTGTAGAAACACCTGTGGAAAACTTCTGTGGAATTGGTGCTGCCGGTGTACAGTTTGCTTATGGTAAGGCAGAAGTCCGTGAAGGATGGGTGCTTGAGTGGTTCAAGAAGCACGGTTATAAAGTGACTGAGAAGGCGGCAGCTGCCACTGAGGAATAAGAAAGGGGGTGCCCCTGATGATTATTTCAATCAGTGATGCAAAAGAACAGATGAATCTGGATGGATGGTCTGATTCCAAGATCAAGCGCAAGCTGGATTCCATTGAAGCAGCCATCCGCCAGTATTGCAATAATAACTTCCAGAACCGGAACATCCGATGCACAACAGCCATTGTTGATGGGATCCTGTGCAATGTTCATAAGGTCATGAAGGCCGGTGATACAGTACAGATATCTGCATCAAAGTACAACAATGGTCTGTATGTACTGGAAGAAGTGGACGGCCTGCTTGTTCCGGACCGTTCACTTACGGATGAAGACCAGGTGACAGTGACGAAGATTGAATATCCGGCGGATATCATTGATTCTGCTTATGATCTTCTGGAATGGGAAAGCACCATGCGTGAAAAGGTTGGAATTTCATCTGAGCAATTAAGCAGACATACTGTAACTTACTTTGCAAATGATGCTTCCAATACTGTGGAAGGATATCCTGCTGCCCTTTTTGGACGCTGTAAGAAGTACAGAAAGGTAAGGTGCTGATATGAAAAGCGTTGGCGGAAATATTCAGGCACTTATGCAGATTAAGTCCAGTAATGGGAAGAATGCAATTGGTGAAGAAGAGATCATCTGGTCTGATGTTGGTACCTTAACAGGATGGCTTGATTACAGCACCGGGCAGGCAAGCAATAGTGCTTACCAGGCAAAAGTGCAGAATTCCACTCATTTATTTTTCTGTGATTATAAAGAATGGAAGAAGTTGGATATTCCTTCCGGAAGTATTTCTTCTGACAATGGCAGGGTTATTATTGCTGGGAAACCTTACGCTTTGTTATATGTTGATGATCCTATGGAAATGCATCAACATCTTGAAATTTACCTTGAATTTCTTGGGGGTGGTTTAGGTGTCAATTGAATTTACGGATAACACTGCAAAGATCAGAAATGAATTTGTGAAGGGCTTGCGTGGTGGAATGGAAACACTGGCTGGTGAAATACAGTCCCAGACATTCAAAAACAGCCGTTTTGATACAGGACAAACCCGGAATTCATATCAGTATAAGGTTGTTGAATCAGGCAATGAATTAACAGCATCCGTTGGATCTGATTATGAAAATGCCATCTGGGAAGAATATGGAACCGGTGAATATGCCCTGGAAGGCAATGGCCGAAAGGGTGGATGGCTGTATGAAGATAAAAATGGAGAAACGCATTTCACATATGGTAAAACACCGAACAGGCCGCTATTCAAAGCTGTGCAGATGGTGAAACCGAAATTACCAAAAATCTTGAATGATTCACTAGGGGGACTTAAATGATTGAAGTATTATCGTATATCAATGAAGTCCTTCATGGAATGGGGATGCCTTATGAATTTGGTTCATGGAGCCAGTCATTAAGGTACCCCTATTTTGTTGGTGGCTACATTGAGACAGACACACGATTTGAGGACAATTCATCATCCGGATTGTTTGAAATCAACGGATGGACAACTGGATCCAGACTGGAACTGATGGAATGGGCTGATAAAATTCATGAAGATTTCTTGGACATCCAGGTAATACGTGGTGATACTTTGCTGCATATTACATCTGGTGGAGCACAGGACATTCCAACGGGGATGGACGGATTATACAGAATCACAATAACGCTGAACGTGCAAACGTGGAAAGGAAAATAAACTATGGCATTAAAAAGACATGGAATCACAACAGAAACCATCAAAAAGATGCTGCTGAATGCTGGTGTGATTTATAAAAACTTAAAGTACACTGCCGGATCCGGATGGACTGGTCAGGTGCTTGGCGCTACTTCTGGTGGTATTACTTTCAACTATGAAAAGACATGGCTGGATATTGAAGTGGACGGCGCCACAGTTCTGGTAAAGGGCGTATCTAAACAGAAAGTTGGTGAATCTGCATATTTGGAAGGAAATATGACGGAAATCACAGACGGAATCCTTGAAGATGCTCTTTATCTTGAAAAAGCTGAATCTGAAGATGCGGAATACGTGAAGTATGTGACCAAGAGTAATATCACAGAAGATGATTACCTGGAAAACATTGCTTATGTTGGAACACTGTCTTCCGGAAAACAGGTTATCATCATTCTTCCGAATGCTATCTGCACAGAAGCATTTGAAATCAATCCGCAGAACAACAACCAGACAACTTACAAGGTGAAGTTTGAGTGTACAGCAGACCTTCAGAATGACACTCTGGATAAGCTGGATCTTGAAATCTACTATCCGACTGGTGAATAAGTAACGAAATAAGAAAGAGGTGTAATTGTTATGATCACAAAGTTCAAAGATCTTACTACAGACAATTTGTTTGATTTCTGTGATGTACTTGGAGCCATTGGCGCTGTTGATGCCGTGAAGGCGCTTGACCTGCAGTCCATTGTTTCTGCGTCCAAGGATAAAGGTGACAACAAAGCCATTGGCATTATGGTAGGTGCAAAGCTTGCAGCTGTTGTGATTGGGAATCTTGGTTCCGCAAGAAAGCCAATCTATCAGTTTTTTGCCAATACGCTTGAATGGGAGAACGGAACGCCGGTAACACCGGAAGAGCTGGCAAAGTTTAAGCCAGGAATCACTTTGAAGCTGATGCGTGACTTCTTCCAAAGGGAGGATCTGACAGATTTTTTCTCGGAAGTTGCCGAATTTTTGGGTATGGAAGATGGAAATTCGGAGACGTCATCTACAGAAGATATGGCAGCGGTGCTGAAAGCTTTATAAATCACGCTATCAAACACAATTCGCTGTATGAAGTGACAGATGTTATCTTTGACAAGATTGAAGAAGAAACAGAATGGTCACTGTATCTGTCTATGCTTTCTAATCCTTTGATGATCAATGATGATATGAAGTCTTTTGACAGCTTCCGGAAATCCATCATTGATCCGGATAGTGCTCCTGCAGGGGAAGAAGCAGAAGATGGGCTGAGTGAACAGCAATTACAAGAGAGTGTGGCACAGGCTGAATCCATTCTGGGTGGCTTTGTGCCACATGTATGAAAGGAGACCTAAATCATGGCAGATGTTTTTTCTTTAGTAGGAAAAATCACACTTGATTATAGTGATGCCGTAAAAGGTCTTGATAGCATTAGCGAAAAGGCTTCTGACACAGCTGAAGCGCTTGATAAAACTGATAAGTCAGCACAAGATGCTGGTAATAGTGCAAAGCAGTCCGGAAAGGATGCGGAAAGTGCATCTGGTGGCTTTACAATCTGGAAGGGTGTTATTTCAGATCTAACTTCAAAAGCCATCCAGGGATTGATTGCTAAGTGCGCAGAACTTGGGAATAAGATGATTGACCTGACCAAGCAGGCCGTTGGTAACTATGCCGATTATGAACAGCTTGTGGGTGGTGTAGAAACCTTATTTGGAAAATCTGCAGACACGGTTGTCAAGTATGCAGAAGGCGCATATAAGACTGCTGGTTTAAGTTCCAATGAGTACATGGAAACAGTAACCAGCTTTTCTGCTTCCCTGCTTCAGGGGTTGAATGGTGATACTGCAAAGGCAGCTGAAATTGCAAACCTTGCAATCACAGATATGTCTGATAATGCTAATAAGATGGGTACATCTATGGGTGATATCCAGAACGCTTATCAGGGATTTGCAAAGCAGAACTATACCATGCTGGATAACTTAAAGCTTGGTTATGGCGGTACACAGTCAGAAATGATCCGATTGATCAATGATTCTGGCGTTCTGAATGAAAAGATTGAATCACTGGATGGAATTTCCTTTGATACCATGATTCAGGCAATCCATAAGATTCAGGATAACATGGGAATTACCGGAACAACGGCACTGGAAGCCGGAACCACAATTTCCGGTTCCTGGGGATCCGTGCAGGCACTGTTTGAAAACATTCTTACGAAGGTTGGCGGACAGCTTGCACCAACCATTTTGGATTTTCTGCAGCAGTTGGCAGTATGGCTTGAAAAGGTTGATTGGGATAAGTTTGCACAATCTTTAGGGGATGCATTCAGCAGTGCCTTGGATTGGTTGCAACAGGTAGATTTTGAATCATTTTTTGAAACGGCATTTGACACACTGCAGCAGTTCATTACTGGGCTTGCAGAATTCATTCCACATGCTGTTTCCTTTATTCAGCACGTATCCAAGATAATCACACACATGGGAGAATTGGCGCCGGTTATTATTGGTGTTGCCACAGCACTTGGCGTGTTTAAGGCTGGCCTTGCCATATCTGCACTGATCAGTACGGTGTCCAATGGAATTAAAGCGTTCCGGGCAGCAAATGAAGGTGCGACAGTTGCACAGGCATTATTGAACAGTACGATGTTGGCTAATCCATTTGTTCTGATTGCAGCACTGATTGCCGGTGTAGTTGCTGCCATTATTGTATTGTGGAATACCAATGAAGACTTCAGAAATGCAGTTATCAAGGCATGGGAAGCAATCAAAAGCTTTTTACTTAGTGCGTGGAACACGATTAAGAGCACAGCAGAAACTGTGTGGAATGGTATTGTGAATCTGATTTCCGGTCTTATGACAAGCATTCAGAATACAATATCTAATGTGTGGAACACCATCAAGACGGTAACACAGACAGTATGGAATGCCATCACATCTGTGATCAGCAACATCTTAACTGGTATTAAAGATACATTTACCAGTATTTGGGATGCAATCACAAGCGCCATTTCTACAGCATGGCAGACAATACAGAATATTGTGCAGGTTGGCATTCTGCTGATAAAGGAAATCATATCTGCAGCTTTCCAGATTTTAACTGTGCCATGGCGCTTTATCTGGGAGAATTTTGGCAGCTATTTGACAGATGCCTGGGAAGCTATTAAGAGCACCATTTCTTCAGCGTTGGAAGCTATCAGGACTGTGATTTCTAATGTATGGAATGCCATCTTGGCTGTACTTACGCCTATTGTTAATGCTATTAAGACAGGAATCACAAATGCCTGGAACACGGTCAGCAATGTGACCAGTACAGTGATGAATGCGGTGAAGACAGTGATTTCCAATATCTGGAATGCTATCAAGGCATTTATTTCATCTGTTGTATCAGCAATTTCATCAACAGTATCATCTGCTTGGAACAGTGTGAAGTCAATCACTTCCAGTGTAATGAATGCAGTGAAATCTGTTATATCCAGTGTTTGGAATGCAATTAAATCCGTGATCACAAGTGTGATGAATTCTATAAAGTCTACTGTCAGCAGTATCTGGAATGGAATTAAGAGCACTATTAGTAATGTGATCAATGGAATTAAGTCCACAATATCATCCGGACTGAATTCCGCAAAATCTACAGTAACAAACATTTTCAATAGCATTAAGAACACCATTTCAAATGTTATGAATGGGGCAAAAAATGTTGTAGGAAATGCAATCAGTGCAATAAGGTCCAAGTTTAACTTTAGCTGGTCCCTGCCTAAGTTGAAACTTCCACATCCAAAGATTTCCGGTAGTTTCAGCTTGAATCCACCTAGTGTGCCACACTTTAGTATTGACTGGTATGCAAAGGCTATGAAAGACGGTATGATCATGAATCAGCCAACAGTATTCGGATTCAATCCGGCTACTAATAGCCTTATGGCCGGCGGTGAAGCAGGATCAGAAACTGTAGTTGGTACAGAAAGCCTGATGTCAATGATCCGTAATGCAGTATCTTCAGAAATGGAAAATCTTGTAGATCTTCTGTATAGAATCCTTGATATTCTGTCACAGTTCCTTCCGGAACTTCAGAACATGCAGGTTGTACTGGATGATGGGACATTGGTTGGAAGACTGACACCGGCAATTGATAGAGAACTTGGAAGAATTTCAGGTCATAAGGAAAGGGGGAACTAAGTCATGGCGTTGAACGGCGTAACGTTTGGGACGAAACATTCATACAATGACTGGGGACTGATCTTGGCATCACGTCCCGTAATCAGTCCCCCTAAACCGAAAACAAATTATGTTGATATCCCGGCAGCGGATGGCAGTCTTGATCTGTCCGAATCCCTGACCGGGGAAATTGCTTTTGAAGACCGGCAGATCAAGTGTGACTTTAATGTGATTGATTCACGCAGCCGCTGGTCAAATATCTATTCTGACATTCTTGATTACCTTCACGGCCAGAAGATGAAGATTACCTTTGATGAAGATTCCACATATTATTATTATGGGAAGACTTTCTGTGAATGAATGGAAGAGTAGTCAGAAGACGGCAAAAATCGTGATTGAAGGCACAGTGGAGCCGTACAAGATGGAAACTTTCAGCAGTCTGGAAGATTGGGAATGGGATCCATTCAATTTTGAAACAGGTATCATCCGTGATTATGGCAATATGCGTGTAGATGATGAACTGGAATTCACCATTGAAGGTGGAAGAAAGTCTGTTGTTCCTGCCTTCATGGTGGTATCTGATGATGGAAGCGGTCTGAATGTCCGGTACAATGGTGTGACATACACACTTCCGGATGGAAACAACCGTGTTCTTAATATTCAGCTTCATGCAGGAACCAACAAATTGTATTTTACGGGGAACGGTACAGTTTCCATTGATTACAGAGGGGGTAGGTTATAGTGTATGCGATTTATGCAGATAATGAACTGATCTATGCCCCAACACTGGCCAATGAAGGCTATGTGGTGCTGTCACCAAAGATGACAGTGGAACTGAATAAGGCTGGATCATTATCCTTTCTTCTTCCTGCAACAAATCCGCTGTATGACGGCATCCAGAAGCTGAAAACAATCATTACTGTGAAGCAGGACAGGGAAGAAATCTTCCGGGGACGTGTGCTGCATGATGAAAAGGATTATTACAACAGGAAGGATGTTTACTGTGAAGGTGAATTATCCTTCCTTCTTGATTCTGTGGTGCGTCCATATGAATTCACCGGGGACATTCCGGAACTGTTCAAAAAGTTCCTGGACAATCATAATTCCCAGGTGGAAGAGATGAAGCAATTTAAGCTGGGAGAAATCACAGTAACAGATCCAAACAATTACATTAACAGGTCCCATATTGAATATGCCAAGACCTTTGATGAAATTGGGGACAAATTGATCAATACACACGGCGGATACCTACGGCCAAGGCTGGCAGAAGATGGTGTCCGCTATCTTGATTATGTGGAGCAATACGGAGAGTATTCCACACAGATCATTGAATTTGGAAAGAATCTTCTGGACATATCGGATTATATTTCTGCTGATGAGGTATTCACCGTTCTGATTCCGCTTGGAGCAGAGCAGCAGGATGAAGACGGAAATACTTCCGGAAGGCTGACAATTGCTTCTGTGAATGATGGGAAGGATTACATTGTCAGTAATACCGGCGTGGCACTGTTCGGATATATCTGGCGTACAGAAAAATGGGATGATGTCACGCTGCCAAGTAACCTATTGACCAAAGGAAATGCATTCCTGAGTGCAGGCATTGAAATGTCTGTATCACTTACGGTCAAAGCCGTGGATCTGCATCTTATAGATGTGGATACGGAAAGAATCAAGCTGGGGGATTATATTAGGGTGGTATCCCTGCCACATTCCCTGGATAAATTTTTCTTGTGTTCCAAGATCACGCTTGATCTGGTCAATCCGGATCAGTCTGAATACAGCCTTGGTCTGACATTCAAGTCACTGACAGAGAAGCAGGCCAGTACAGCCAAGACAACGGCAACCATTGAATCAGCAGCACAATCCACCATTAGTGTGGCGCAGGCAGCAGCCAATAGTGCAAATGAAGCTGTGCAGGCAGCAGCCAATGTTGTTGCGGAAATTGAAGGTGATTATGTAAAGACGTCTGTGTTCACTGCCTTTGTGCGTGATATATCTTCACAGATGTCCGGATATGCTACTAAGTCAGACATCCCAACAAGGGTATCACAGCTTGAAAATGATTCAAGCTATCTGACAGAACATCAAGATCTGTCCGGACTGGTTACTACTGAAGACTTTGAAGCATTGGAACAGAGGGTGACAGACCTGGAAGGGAGTACAGAAGTAGATGAGTAATATTCAGAACTATTTATCGCAGATCCTTTCTGCGGTATATGGCCGTGATGTAAGAAAATCCATCCATGATGCTATCAAGCAGTGCTATGATGACGTGTCAAATCCTGACTTGAACACGGCAGCATTCAAAAGAGCGCTGGCAGAAGCCATTGATGATGGTACACTTACGGCCTTAAATGTTGGCGATGGAACGATCACCACAGAAAAGCTGGCAGATCTGGCAGTATCTACGTCAAAAATTGTGGATGCAGCCATTACATCTGCAAAGCTGGCAGACGCCATCATTACAACCGGAAAGGCTGGTGGATGATGCAGTTACTGCCA